TTCACCCCTTCTTCGGAGGGGGTGTTTTTTAACTAACAATAAAAAAAGCAAGCATGGAGATTACAAAAAACCTTATTATTTACAAACACTCAAAGTTTGGAAGAATATCAAATTTTAATTTTGGTGGACAGTATAAAGACAATACTGGAAGAATACATCAATTAAAAGATATTAATGGATTAGAAACAGTATTTGTTACAAATCAAGCATCTTTTATTTTAAATAAAGATTTAGAAGGAGATATGTTAACAGATACATGGTTATCAAAACATCCAGAAATTGTAACTCATTGGATTAGAACTGATGTAGAACAAAAAGAACAAATTGAAACTAAAGAAACTTTAGATTCTGCACAAGCAATTATAGAAGCTGCTAAAATGAATGTAGAAGATGTTATTACTTTTGCTAAACTAAGCAAAATGAATATTAAATCTAATACAGATGTTCTAAGAGCTAAAATTATTAAAATGGCACAGGACAACCCTCAAAAGTTTATGGAAGCTCATTTTGACCCAGAGAAAGACTATAGAGTATTCATTATAGATGCTTTAAAGTCAAAAAATCTGTCTTATAAAAACAGTACCTTTATGTACAACAAAGAGGCAATAGGTACTAACGAAGAACAAGTAATTGTTTGGCTAAAAGAGAACAAAGATATTTTTGCTTTAATCAAGCACGAATTAAGAGGTGACAAGCCAACAACAAAGAAAAAAACAACAGTAAAACAATAGTAAATGGCTCTAATTACCAATTCTTCTACAATGTATGCGCGTATAAGACAAATAGTCGACAGAGAAGATGTCGCTTATTTTGTTGACGATCAATTACTAATGTATACTGAAATGGCTACTGATGAGTATATACAACAACACTATAATATATTTGAGACTAGCCAAGATGCTAGAGATAAATTACAAAAGTTAGTTGTAGAAGATACTATTGATATAAAAGACGGAACAGCTGAGTCTATAAATGATATGGATGGTGACGTAATATATTACAGACTTCTCTCTGCATATGTTACAGCTTCTCCAAATGTTAATGTAAAGGTTATTCAAATATCAGATATAAATGCTTATTTGAACGACCCTTTTAATAAAGCTGACTCTAGTAATCCTGTTATATATATGGCAGGTGGTAATATTAATTCTATAGGTTTAGGTACTACTGATATTAATGTAACTGTAAAATACTTAAAGTATACAGTAACATTTACAGATTTAGATGGACACACTTATGAAGAGATAGCCCAAATTGCATCTAGAAGACTTTTAGCTACGCTAGGAGACCCAAGATACCAATTTTTACAAGCAGAGTTAATGGAAAGATTAACCCAACTTGGAGGTGGAAAATAATAATAGCATATAAGGCGCTTTTTGCTCCCTTGCTTTGAAAGGGTAGACGTAGGAAACTGCTCTACCCTTTCTATTTTTAAAAAAGAATTATGGCAACATTAAACGAGATAGCTTACAATATTAAAAACATCGTAGAAGGTGGAGTAGGTACAGACGACTCCAACTTGTCTATGAGGCAAATAAAGTTTCTTATACACACTACACGAGCTAGTTTATTGTTAAAGTACACAGGAAATGGAAGACAAACTTCTGAGTCTGTATATCAAATTGATGTATTGAATCCAAAATCTACAGGCGTTACATATAAACCTGTAGTAGGATTTAATGATAATAAAGCAATAAGAAGTTTAGCTTTTAAATCTTCTACAGCTATAGATGAAGAATACGAAGCTCTTGCTATAATACAAAATCACGATAGGATGTTTGTTTCGTCATCAAAATTTATGGTTTCGAACTCATCTAAGTACGCTACGTTAGCTGGAGATAAAATATTAATATTTGAAGGTAGTTCTATTCTCGGTTCTGGGAAAGTAGAAATGAAAGCAATCTTTTTAGACCCAACTACTGTAAGTAGCTACGTAAGTGACGATACAACAACGTATCCTATACCAGCAGAGCTTATTCCTACGTTAAACGAAGAGATTATAGGTAAAACATTAAATATGATGTATACTTTAGGTCAAGAACAAAAACAACCTAACAATCAAACTGATGAGCGAACTGAGTCTAAAAAAGTACAAAAATAAATATATTAGTTTAAAACAAATTTACAGAACAATAAGAAAAGAATTAATATTTGGCAAACAACTTTCTTATTCGATGTACTACAAAATAATAACGACATATTTAACTGAAGTAATAAAACAAGTAGCTGTAGATAAAGAAAAATTTGTCTTACCTAAAAGTTTAGGTAAACTATACATAAAAAAAATGGAACACAAAAGACCATTTCATGTACAGATAGATATAAACGAGTCTGAAAGAACTGGAAAGATAATAAGAACAAAAATACCTATATTAACTGATTATTATAACAAGTTAGTATGGGAAAGACCAGTAAAGTATAAAACATATAAAGTATTACCTTTACGAAGGTTTAAATCTTTAATAAACGCAGTAAACGAATACTAATATGCAGCCAAGAATAAGTGTTAAACAGGTAGTCTCTTCCGTTATAAGAAATCTTGGTGTACAAGATGCAGCAAGAGAATTTCATAACTTTGTAGAATGGGCATTTGAAGCAGAAAAAAAAATAGGTTCATTTAAAACTTTTTTAATAAAAGAAGCTACACTTACTATTTCTAACAAACAAGCTACACTACCGACAGATTTTATATCTATTATAGATGTTAAAAATAGTAGTAATATATACTACGAACCTCAGAACAAACCTTTTAAGACAACAAATACAAGTGATGTACACTATAGATATTACATGGCTAATGGGTTTATGAGATTTTCTATTACTACTGATACTAAACTTACAATATCTTACAAATCTTTAGATATAGATGAAGAAGGGTTTCCTACGATAGAGGCGAATCACGAAGATGCAGTTTCTGCTTATATTATGTATAAATATAAAGCTAGAGATTATTACAATCAAAATTTACCACGATACATTTATGTAGATTTAAAAAGTGAATGGACACGTTTGTGTGGTCAAGCTAGAGGACATGATAACATGCCTTCTAGAAATGAATTACGTGCTATCTCAAAGTATTGGAATAGTTTGATACCAATATCCCCTGACCTTTCTAAATACGACATATAATGGCTAAAAAAACTATAAAAGAAGAATTAAAAGGTTTATTTAGTGGAGGAAAAAAACCTAATTTATTTTATAAAGGTTTAAACACTGATACAGATGGACACGCTATAGGTAATGACCAGTATGTAAGTGCTATAAATGCTAGACTTACAAATACTGAACAAGACTCTGTTACTTTACAAAACATAAAATCAGATAATACTGCAAACCTTTTATTGTTTGTAACAAACAAATTATCTTTTGACCAAGATTTTGCTGCTACGTATCCTTATGGGGCTATAGGTCATAATTCTTTTGTAGGTGGTTCAGCTACTGTAAGTTTTATAAAAATTACTTGCACTCATGTAAACGGTTCTACCTCTGTAGCTGGTATAAAATTAAACAGGCCATCATCGCCTTTTTACGATTTAGTATACCCTAACGCTCATCAAGCAAAACATAAAGATTTAGTAAGCCATATATTATATGAAATTTCTGAAGGTTTAGCAGACACTACAAGTGGTTTTAACGCAAATATTAAAACTACTATAAATCCTGGAATATTTCCTGGTGACACAGGTAGTCTTAATTTTCAATCTTTAACAAGTAGTTCACTTGGTGATTCTACAACTCTGCAATTTTCTACAACTGCTACAGAAACGTATGCAAATGCAACTTTTAGTAATTCAGCTGGCGGTTCTTTTAGTTCTGAACAAGTAACTAATACTGTAGAACCATTAGCTGCAGAAAATTTTGGTGATTTCGTTGCTGTAGTAGGTAGTACAAGAAGCGGTGCAACGTCTGGCACTCGCTTTTCTGACCAAGTAGTGAAACTTTTTTTTAACCAAGACGGTTCTATTTCACGTACAGAGTTGGTTGTAGAAACTGATTTTGGTTATAGACCTTCGAACTCAGATTACGGTTATCAACCTATTAAGTTAATCAAAGTAGATGAAAACAATAAATACAGAAGACTCTATTTTACTGATGGTATACAACCTGTAAAAACAGTAAATCTAGAAGCATCTGCAAGTTTTTATAGTGGATTTGAATCACTAGATGATTTTAATTTATTTTCTAAATCTTCATTATTACCTGTAGAAATTACTTCAGTAAATAATTCTGGTAATGTAAATTGTGGAACGTGGTCATATTGTTATAAGTTAGTATCAGGAAATGGTTCAGGGTCAGTAATTTCACCAATATCAAACCCTATACCTTTATTCCCTACATCTTTAGATTCTACATATTCTAATACTGTAGGTGCTGACGTAGGAGATAACTCTAATAAATCAGTTTCAATAAAAATACCAGGAGTAGATACTTCGTATGCAAAAATACAACTTATCGGAATACATTATTTAGATAATTTAGGTTCAGCAGCGTTTTATTTATTAAAAGAAGAAAAAATAGCAGGTAGTGAAGCAGAAATAACATTAATTCATAATGGTAATGAAACTACAACACCTATAACGGCTTTTGAAACTTTAGTAGACGCTAATACATGGGATGTAGCACAAGATATAGCGGTAAAAGATAATAGGTTGTTTGCTTCTAACTTAACTAATAGCTCATTTAATATACCTAATGGCTCTTCGTTGTTTAGAGTAAAACAATACAAACATACAGGGGCTGCGTCTAGGACTGCAGATACTTTTGATGGAGTACCTAATGATGGAGGAGCTTTTGCTCAACATGCTGGATTAAATAATCCTGATTTGAATGACCCATTGTTATATATTTATGATTATGATAATGCTGCAAAATATAGATACGCAGAAGGGCCTGACGCTACAAGTATTCCTTACTATGGAGCTAGTACTCCTTCTTTTTTTACCGCTGATACAGGTATACAGGTTACTTTTAAACAAAAACAATTTACACTAGACGATAGAGTTTCAGCTAGAGATGGAGGAGATTTAAACAATGTAGGTGAGATGTCTGGTATTGTTGATTGGTGGAGTGGTAATAATGAAAAGGTAAATGATGATTACTTTATAACTGCTCCTTTTTATGGACCTGAAGCTAAAGATGGAGAAGCTGGATATTTTGATAATTATCAAAACCCAGTATTTTCACAAAAATATACAGGTTACATGCGGGGTGAAGTGTATAGATTTGCTATACAGTTTTATGACAAGCAAGGAAATAATACTTTTTCATACCCTATAGGTGATATTAGAATGCCTGAAGTTATGTCTGATTATAGATATAACACTAATCCTGGAAACCCTGATGCTGGTTCTCATATTGCTGGGGGATTTGCAGATGGAGGAGTAATTCAGCCAGCTCAGTTTGGATTATGTTCTGATGAAGGAAAAGGTCAAGTTTTATACCCACATTTTGTAGTAAAATTAAGTGAAACAATAAGAAATCAAATTTCTGGATTTAATATAGTAAGAGCAGAAATAAACGATGGAGATGAAACTGTGCGTTTAGCTGGTATCTTAAATCACACAGTAAGGCATGTAAATAATGTAGACCAAAAAGAATGTAAAAACAGATTTGGTTTACACACAGCACAACTTTTTGACCCAGATTTAGCTAATACAGCTGGCTCGTTTGGCTCAACTGCAGGTACAGCTGTAAAGCATGAAATGTATACTATTGACAGTCCTGACATTACATTAGGAAAGAAAAGTTTTAATGCTTCTGGTAGTAAATTAATGGTAGTAGGGCAATTAAAGCCTTATAGATTTAAAGATAGTACACACCCTAATGATAACAATACTCAATATGTTATAAAACAAGGTAGTGATAGCGTAGTAAATTATGGAAAAGCTTCTATGACAACTCCTACTTCAGGAAATTGGCATTTTAATGCTTCTGTATATCCTACGGTAACTGTTACACCTAATGCAGAGCATTTACACGAACAATCACATTTTAGTAAATATTATAGCGATACAAAAAATATTATACTAAATAATTCTTCTTTAGCTGAAGGAACGGCTGCAACTAAATATTTACATAGTATACATTACAGTCAAAATGTTGCACCACGAGAAGTAGTATCTCCATCTCTTTTAGTTGATGTAGCGTCAGACAATGATGGATTTGTTAATTCGGGTATACAATTTCAATCAACTAGTAATACTTGGTCTCATACACCTGCAAATCAAACTGCTACACAACTTCGTATGGGGAATGGCTCTAGTAAAACAAATTTATTTTGGGGAAATACTTGTCACTTTGTAAATTTAATATCGGGTGCTTTTATAAATGGAGCTAGTATAAGTAAAAAAAGCCATACAGGGGCTTCAGGGAATGCACAAAATTTCAGAAGTGTAGGGCATACAGGTCAAAAATATTTTATTACATCTAAATTGTATGTAAAAATTCTTCGACATAATAACATAGGAAGATATGGAGGGACTAGTAAAACTGTTTTTGAAAAACAAAGATGGATTAATACAGGAACTTCTTTACATGGTAGTAATGTATTGCCAGGTAACAATGATGTACCTGTTTTTGGTGGCGATACTTATGTAAATTACCATTCAGTAAATAAAAAGTTTGACGGAGGTAGTGCAGGTGCTTATACAGACGCTGCAGTAAAAGCCGTACAAGGTATAATATTTCCTGTAGAGTCAAAAGTAAATGTAGACATGCGTAGAGGTCGTTATTTTGGTAAGGATAGACCACATCTTAACTTAGAAGACGAACTTTTATATTCAAAATCTTATTCTTCTGAAAACAATATAAAAAGTTTTCCTTCTAAAGATAGTTCTGTACCAGACGTAGATAGACTTCCTCAAACAATAGCTGTATCTAATATAAAAATAGCAGGACAAACCTCTGATTCTTTTGCAAGATTTGATGCAAACGAAACTTATGATTTAGATGCTAACTATGGTGCAATAAATAACCTTACTGTATTTAGAAACGATTTATTTGCTTTACAAAACAAAGGGGTAGCTAAATTAGATGTAAATACAAAAGCACTTATTAAAGACGAATTAGGTCAACAAATTACAATAGCATCAGGTACAGGTCAAGTTATATCTGATGATAGTTACGTATCTACTACTTACGGAAGTCAAAACAGGATGAATGCTTTATCTACGGAAAAAAGTATTTATTGGGTAGACCATGATAACTCTACTTTATGTAGGCTAGGTGCTGCTGGAAATAATGTAGTAGCTCAAGATTTATTACTAGCTAAATCATGCAAAAATTTACTTAATAATTTTAGAAAATATAATCTTAATAACAATCCTTTAAGAAAAATTGCTTCTAGTCTTGATTTAAACAAAGAAGGTGGTATACATATTTATAATGATGTATCACATGGAGAAATTGGATTTAGTATAAATTACGCTGTTGCAGGTTCTTCTGTAACTGTTATAACTAAACATATAGTTTTTAGTGAAATACTAGATACTTTTATAACAGAACGGCAACACTATGTAGGTATGTCTTTTTCTAACCAAGGTAGATTGTATTATAATGGTGCTTTCAATACTGCTGCTTTTAGTTTACCTAATAGGGCTAGGATATACACTTGTAATAGAGAAGCAACAGGAAGTAATTCAGTTGGTACATACGTAGGTTCGTCTAACCCTTTATTTTCTGTAGGTTTTATAAACAACGAAGACGTATCATCTATTAAAGTATTTGATAAATTAGTTGCTAGTTATGATGGGACTTCAAGTACAGGAGTTTTTACTAAATTTACATTCACAACAAATCACCAATCAGTTACCTTAACTAACCCTGGTAGTTTTGTAAAAACAATAGTAAGTAAAGATATATTTCCTATTATTAGTAATTCAACCTCTGGAAGGGTTAAAGGAAATTATTTAAAAGTTATTGCAGAAAGTATTACAACAAGTAAAGATATTAATATTTGGTCTTACGTTACACACTATAGAAAAACACTTATATAATGGCTTATTTTTCAAAAGATACATACGATAAATACAAGAACCCTACGATAGTTGAACCACCTGTACAAGGAGCTCAACCTATGTATAATCCTTCAGATGTTACACAAAAAAATCCATACTTAGATGTAGATTCTAATCAATTACAAAATATGTATAATCATGAACTAAATATTTTAGAATCAGATAATACAAGAGTTGCACCATCTCAAGATATAGGACCAGACGGTCAATTTATAAAGTATAGAGGAGGTAAAGAAAGTGATTATGGTGACTCTTTTTGGATGGGAACTTTGGAACAAGACAAGGCAGACTATGCTAAAACTTATAAGAACGGAGGTACTTTAAACTCGTACCATGATGGTGGTGAAGTCGAAGAGCATCCACACGTATTTCGTAATGGAAAAAAAGTAGATAAGAGTGTAGTAGATATGATTGAAACAGGTGATGAAACTAATTTAAGTTTTTTACCACCAGATTTAAAATCTAAACATCCTGAAGTTTATGAAAAACTAATGAACATGGATGAAGGTACTAAATCTTCAATGAGTAACTATTTTTCACAGACCGTAGATTCTGCTAGGGAAAATGTAAAAGGAGTTTCTAGTGGTATGGCTTGGTTTGCTGAATTAGATGTAGACCCTGTAAAGGATATTTTAACTAAAGCAAAAATTGAAAAGTCAGATTTTAGAAATGTAGTAAAAGATTACGCTGAATCAAAAGCTAATAATGCAGGAGAAGATTTTGGTTTGATAGCTAAGACAGCCCTAACAAGTGCAATGGCATTAAAAGGACTTAAAAGAGGTGGAGAACTTCCAAAAAAGTTAGAAGGCGGTGACTTAACAGAAGGACAGCAAAGTACTGTCAACTGGGCAAATATGGCTTCTACAGTAGCTAACACAGCAGTTGAAGTTACAACACCATCAGCTGTGTTCGGAAAAGCTGACCCATACTCAACGGCTACACGTAAAGAAACAAGAAGAGCTGGAATGGGAGAAAGAGCTAAAAAAGGAGCTTCAATAGGTGGTACAGCAGGTGCAGCAATAGGTTCTGTTATCCCAGTAGTAGGAACAGCGGTAGGTGCAGCTGTTGGTACAGCAATAGGAACAGTAGTTGGAAGTATTTCGGGATTCTTTGGTGGTAATAAACAATACGAAAAAAACGAAGCAGCTGTTGATAAAAGAGAAGGCGAAGAACTTGTAAATACAATAGGTTTAGGAAATCAAATATCAGAAGGCATATCTCAGAAAAATTCCATGGCGTCGACAACAGATTATCTAGAAGAATTATCTGGAAATACAACAGGCCCTTACAGCTCTCATAAGCGTGGAGGTATGGTATACGGTCCAAGACATGAAAGCGGTGGTGTAATGGCTGTTAAAAACGGAAAGCCAATAGCTGAGGTAGAAGGAGACGAGTACATCATAAACAACGACATTATAAAAGACAAAAAAGAGTCTAAACAAAGATTTAAAGTAGAAGGAACTCCTGCTCAGATAGCATCTGCTTTAAACTCATACAAAGGGTACGGTGACAATACAAACCCAGGTGGTAACATATATAAAATAGGTTAAGATGGATAAGAAAAAATTAGCTGAACTAAAAAAATTCGTAGAAAAATATACCGAAGGAACAGGTCTTTTTCCTGAAGTAATGATGGCCCAAATTCTGTTAGAGTCAGGAAACTTAGAATCGGGGCTAACAACTTTGCATAACAATCTTTCTGGGCAAAAAATAGCACATAAAGATAAAGCAGGAAAAACAGTAGGCGTTGATTATGTCTTAATGGCAACAAATGAGGGATTCAAAACTGAAGCATTAGCTAAAGCATATCAAAAGAAAAAGTTAGGACAAAAATATGTTGTTAATTCATTAAAACAGAATCCTAAAACAAAAGAATGGATAGTCAACTATGACGGTCCTTTCAAAAAGTTTGAAACTTTCGAAAAAGGAGTAGAAGCTCATATAGATTTTCTAACAGGTAAGAATTCTAAAATTCAAAAAGCTAGATACGCAAAAGTACGAGAAGCTAAGACTCCTGAAGCTCAAATTAAAGCATTAAAAGCTTCTGGATACGCTACTCACGGAGCATACATTGAAGATATAACCACCAAATTAGATACAATAGTTTATAAAGAATATCCTGATTTTGAAGGTTTAACAAAATTAGATAAAGAAATTCGTGTTGCAATTAATAAAGATGTAAGTGAAATATACGACCCACAGATTCAACGTCTTAGAGATAAAGGGTTTAATGAAGAAGCAGATGAGTTAGAGAAAGAAGGTGAGGCTAGGATTAAACAACTTAAAGAACAACTTAAAGGCAAGACTGAGAAGGAAGTAACTAAAAGTTTAGAAAACGAAAAAAAGAGATTTCTAAATAGCGATGACCAAAATAGAGCGTCAAGTGTTGGAAGAAATACTGGAGTAGAGAAAACTGAATTACAAAAAGCTGGTATAGACTTAAGCCCTCAAGATGGTTATAATGACGTTCTTAATACGCAAAGCAAAGTAGAAAACCAACAAGACGTTGTAGATTCTATAACTAAACTAGAAGAAATTGTCGCAAACGAAAATGAGCAATATACTTTTAGTCAAATACGAACAGCAAGAGAAAGTTTAGAAGAATTACAAGACTTTAATGAAAATAATAAAAAGAAGTTAGGTCTTATAGATGACCCTAACGTTGATACCTCAACAATAGTTTTTAAGGAAACAATAGACTCAAGAGCTGAAATTCAAGGTAAGGTAGATAAAGTTTTAAATGATATATATACAGTAAAGGAAGCAGAAGCTAAAGAAGTTGCCAGAGTAGAATTAGAAGGAGAAGAAGAAGAACCTTACGACTCAACAGAAGGAGGTAAGTACGTAGATGTTCCTAATATACCAGGAGCTGAGTATAAAGAAGAAACTACAACAGATGGTTTACTATCTGAAGGTCAAGGCAGTGAAGTATCATTAGACCCAAGCAAAGGTTTAAGTATTTTAGAACAAGAAGAGGAAATGTTCGAAGTTCCTCCTGGAGATACCCCTGAAGAAATAGCCGCAGCAGAGGCAGCTAGGAAAGCAGCACGAAAAGAAAAAATAGCCAAACTAGGAGACGTTTTAACTCAAGCTGGTAAAACAGCAGGTGTAGCATTAATGGCAGGGGCTGGTATAAAATCTATGTTTGAAGCTACTAAACTTAGTAAGACAAATAAAATTAGAGTATCCCCTCTTATGCAGGAAGCTTTTCAAAAAGCAAAAGCATTATCTACACAAGGAATGACTTATGAAGAAAGGACAGCAGCTATGTCTGATATGAATAATGCATACGCTGGGGCTATGAAAAATGTAATGGCTATCTCTGGTGGGCAACGCTCTACTGCTCTTGCTAACATGGGGGTTGTTGACGCTTCTAGAGTAAATGCACTTGTAGACCTTGCTGGGAAAGATGCAGCCCTTAGACAGGGTAATATGAAGATTTACCAACAACAAGCTACAAGCCTTGGTAACATGACTCTTACTGCAGACTCTACTAACGAACAGTTAAAAGCTAAACTAGAAGAAGGTCGAAAAAATAGACTAACTAAAATAGGAGAAAGTTTATATACTGAATCTTTAGAGTTAGCAAGGAATTTTGCTGACCAGCGTAATAATAAAGATTTAGTAAGTACATTTGCTGAACTGCAATCACAAATAAATAGTTCAAATGAAGAACTGGACTTTGTAAAAAATCAATTGGGTTCATTATACGTAAAAGAATAATACTATGGGTTTAGATTTATCAAAAGTTTCTCAACAGCTTACTACATTTAGTAAGTCTCCTGCTGCAAGAAGAGCTAATGAATACTCTCTTAAGAATGCATTTATGTATCAAGAGATGGAAGCTGAAGAGCAGAAAAAAGCTGATGCAGCGTTTATAAATACTACTAATGCAATACAAAATGTAGAAAAAACAGCTAAGACGATGGCTTGGCGTGCGAAAGACAAAGCAGTTTTAAATGAAAATTATAAAGAACATGCAGATATTTTAAAACAAACTATACTAGAAGATTTTGGTGGAGATATAACTAGATTTTATCAACAAGGAGGTCAAAGACATTTACAAATGTTTGCTATGAATGTGCTGAACAATGATAAAGCACAAGTTATGGCTCAGAACACTGCTGAATATAAAAAGTACGTAGATGTAATGAATAGTGGGGGTGGAGATAAAATATTTAACTCTGTACATAAAAAGTCTGAACAATATCAAGCAGGATATACAGACGAGTTTTCTTATGGAGTTGATATGATTCCATACTCTAAACCTAATAAAGATGAATTAAATTCATTTCCTCCAAACATGTCTAAAGCCGAAGTGTATTTAAATACAGGTGCTAACTATAATGCTGCAGTAGTAAATTATAGAAATGAATTTAATAAATCTCAAGAAGAGATGGATGAATTAGCTCCCGAAGAATTAATAAGCTATGTTGCAACGTATGTAGGAGGTAATGGTACAACAAATAGAATAAGTAATACTGCTCCTAAGTTGTCAAATGAGATTAGTACTATTATGACATCTATGGGTAATGTAAACGCTTCTGATGTTATGTCACTTGAAAATCTAGATACTAATTATAGAAAACAATTAAGTGCATTAAATGAATATGCTTTCTATAACCCTGAACAAGAAATGGAAGGTAATGTATATGGTAAAGAAATATTTGGTGATTACTTAGTTGAATTAGCAGGAGCATTTATAGATTCTGATTTTACTAGAGCAAATGGATATACTGAAGAAGGTACTGTTACCTTAAGAGATGTTGACCATTCTAGTGGAACAATGTATGACGGTGTTGGTAACAAACTAGAATCAGGAACTGCTTTTGGTCAAGGATATTTTAACTCAGACCAATTTGAAATTATGGGTGCTATGATGGGGTACAAGACATTGGGTGACGGTGATGAAAGAATATTGACTTATGATGAAATGCAAGAGATTAACAAAAACGGAAAAGATATTAAAGTAAAACCTGTTATGTTAATGGCTATGCAAGAAGAATCTACTAATGTGTTTGGATTTGGAGATGCAGATGTAGTATATAAAGAGCTTGCTTTTGATAACGTAGTTAAAGCTGATGCATTTAATAAAGCGGTAAAAGCAGATTCTAAACTTTTAGCTGCAAAAGTTCAAGAAAATGCAGATGCATACAATCAACGGATAGATGATGTGCCTGTATTTGATGGACTAAAAATTACTTCTGCTCCTAAAAAACTGTACAACTACGCCCTACACTACGATAGAGCGTTAACTGATAAGTTAGGTAATCTTGGAATACAAAAGTCAGATATAAATACAAAATCACTACTTTTGTCTTTTGCTCATACTATAGCAGCTAATAACGATGATGTAACACACGATATTGTTATAGACAATTTAGATAAAATATTTTCTTTATCAACGAACCCTGATATGAATGATGCTTTGCAGACAAATGATATGCAAGTATTCTTAGAAACATATATGAATCAAAGAAGACAAGAAGACCCAACAATAACTCAAGAAGAACAACAAGAAATGTTTGCTGAAATTACAGAATTAGCATCTTCTATCAGAAATTCTATTATAGAAACTCAAAAAATTAAATAATGCCTGAAAATATAGATAAGCCCTCAGTTGCAATTAATAAACTATACGATGCTAGTTTTTTAAAACCTACAGCAACAGATGCTTCCACTGGCATAGAGGTTGGTGAAAACATGACCATAGGTAATTCTCAAGATAACTATGGATTATCTTTTTCAGATAAACAAAAAGAATATAGTCAAGCTATATTAGCTCAAGATGAACAAAATAATCCAAAGAAAGACTTACAAATGGGTGGCTTTGAAAGAACAGGTCGTTCTTTTGTAGCTGGTATTGGAGATTTAGTAGATGGTATTGGAGATACTATAGATTTTTTATCGGGTACTCCTGCTACAAAAAGCATGCTTGGAGGTCCATTAGTAGGTTTATCACAAGAATTATATGGTATTGACTTGAATAAACCTATGTCTGATTTCTTTCATGGGTTAGGGGAAAAGATACAATCAGTAGGAGATGAAGTTCCAGGTTTAACAGACTTTTCGGATATGACTTTCTCAGATGCATTTACTTTAGACTTCTGGGCAACTCACGGAGCTAGAGCTATCCCTTTTACAATTTCGTTTTTAATACCTGGTGCAGGTGGTGCAAAAGCAGCCTCTATGGGTATATCTGCGTTAAGTAAAGCTGGTAAGCTTTCTAAGGTAGGTTTAAAAGCAGCAAAGAAAATGAAAAAAGCTGGGCTTGCTCCAGACCTTTTAACTGCATCTAAAAGAATGAAAAACTTAGCAGTTGGTTCTGGTGGGGCTATAGCAGGTAACCTTACTGAAGGATTATTTATTGCAGGTCAAACTTTAAATGATGGTATTGAACAAGGACTTTCATTAGAGCAAGCGCAAGTAGCGGCAAGAGATGTATACTTAGACAACATGAAGTGGATGGGGGTTGATGGATTTCAATTAGCTTTATTTATGGGTGGTGGTAAAGTTCTTAAGACGGCTCGCCAAATAGCAAAAGGAAAAGGAGCTAAGACTCTAATCCGTAAGCCTGGAATGAAAGGGTTTTTGGCTAGTATGGGTGCAGTTTCTGGTGCAGCATTAACAGATGGAATGTTAGAGCAGTATCAAGAAGTGTATCAAGATTGGACTCAAAAAAGAAGAATAGCAGAACAGAAAGGAGAAGAGTTCATGAGCTACATGGATTACTTTGAGAGCGATGAGGCAATGGCAACAAGAGTGATTTCATTCGCCTCTGCAGGTTCTATGACAACAGTAAAGTCTTCTATTAATCAAGCAGCAGAAAGAAAAGCTATATTAACAGAAAAACTATCTAAAGATGGTCTTGTTAAAGAAAACTTAGATTTATTTAATGAGGAAATAGAAGAGTTTGATGTAAAAGATTCAGGCGTACAGCAAGAGGATACAGATGCATTAGAATCATCTACTGAGCAACGTAAAGCTATGGAGTACAACCAACTTGAAGCTTTAATGGTAAGGTTAGGTTTAGAAGGTAAATCAGAATACTTTAACGATTTTGTTCAATCTCAAGTAGAAAATAAAAAACTAACACAAGAGGAAGCAGATTCATGGACTAGCACTATGGATAATGTCCAGACACAAATACAAAACTCTCCAAATAATAATTTAAACTTTAACGAAAAAGTAGGAATTGTAAGGTCTTATATAGACTTAGGCAATGTTCAGAAAACTTTAGATTCAAAGAATAAGTTTTATGAAGAAGAGAAAGCTGGTATTGAAAACGATAACATTATAACCGACAAGCAAAAGAAAGAGGAGCTTAAGGCTTTAGAACAAAATAGAAAAGATGAGCTTGCATCGGTAGAAGAGTTAAAGAAACAAACAAAAGCTGATATACGAAGTATAATAGACACAAGTCAAATTCGTAGAGAAGAAGAGCGTGTACAAAAAGAAGTTGTACCAGAGTTAAGAAGAGTAATAGCTAAAGAAAATTCACAAGAAGAATTAACTCCAGGAGAAGTTAAAGTTAAAGCTGATAATCAAAAGCTGTACGAGACTGAGTTAGAAAAAATTCGTCTAGAAGCAGCTCAAGAAAAAGTCGGTAATGATTTTACTTATAAACAAAACGAAGATAAAGACAATACAGACCTTTTGTTTACCAAAGAAGGTAAGGATGGGGATATTATTGAAAAAAGAGTTAACGACAAAGGTATAGTAAGTGAACGTGTATTAGATAAGCCTGCTGCTGTAGAAGACGCTAACGCAAAACAAGAAGAAGAATCGAAAGAAATATCTGCAGAAGAGTTAGCAAAAGAGACTAGTACTACAGAACCTGCTGAAGAAAAAGAATCTGAAGAAGATAAACCTAAAGATAACGAGCAAGTAGAAAAAGAATCTTTAACAAGAAGGTTTGTAAATAAGTTTAAGAAGAACAAGAAAAAAGGTAAAACAATAAATGCTAAAAATATATCTGAGCAGCAAGTTAAATTAACTAGAGGGCAAAGATATGTATGGGCTGAGAATATGATGGCAGAAGACCCATCTACAAGTTACTACTTTGCTAGAACAGTTGATGAATTAGGGCAACAATCTTCTGGTCAAGCAGTTGGGTTAGCTGTATTCATAAACCCTGGTACAATGACTCAGGAAGTATTCCACCATGAAAGCTGGCATATTTATCAAAAGATGTATGATAACACACCAGAAATGGCTGCTATCAAAAAAGAAATAACTAGAAAGCGTAACGGCAAATACGTACACCCTATATATTATAAAACTTTCTTACAGTATTTGTCATTTACTAAATGGCAAAAAGAAGGTAAAACGTCTACACTTAAAGGGTTAGTTAAAGGTCTTGGTTTGGATAGTTATGTTAAGTGGATGAAAACCAATGACATAGCTCAGTCATCTCTTAATTCTGACCAAAACTACTTTAACTATGTTAATGAAGAATTAAACAAAAAAGGTTATAAAGTAGCACCAGACACTAAGCAAGACTTAATTACTAATGAGGCTATTGCACAAGCAGGTGGTAAAACAAATGCTAACGACAGCACATTCTTTTCTTCTTATGAAAAGGACAAAAAAGTTATGTCAGAAAAGATTGGTGCAGTTTGGTCTAAAATTAAAAGCAAAGTAAGCCCTAATCAAGCTAAAGACATTATACAAGCAGCAGCTCCTGGATTATATGACTCAGACTTAGGAGAGATGCTTCGTAAAGCTAGGGTAGAATTTGCTAAACCAAACAACAAAAGACGATACGCTAATCAATTCTCTAAAGAAGGTCCGTTTCACCAAAAGAAACAAATAGATTTAGAGAGAATGAACATGGAGTCGGCTATTGAAAATTCTTTATCTGATAGATATAGTAGTGGGTTAATTAATAAAGTTGTAAACAATGCTATAAATAATGCTGATGATACTAATCAAGCTGAGTTTTTAAATGACCTTGTTAAGTTAAATAAACATGAAATACTAACACAAACTGTACTTAATCTAGGTAGAACTCTTGGTGCAGATGAAGTAGCAAAAATAGAATCTTTTGTAACAGACCCTAAAAACGCTAAGTATTTAGATAGAGTTATTAGAAATTCAGCATTTAGTAAGCTTATACAAATGCGAAAAGAAGAACAAGAAGGCGCACAGCTTTCTATGTTTGATGAAATTATAGAAGCAAGCCTTGAGTCTGAAGTAGAGGCTATGTTTGGTGAGCAAATACAAGAGGAATTTAGTAGACAACTGAACCCAAGAGCAACAAAGCTTATTAATGAATTTGTAAAACTAAACAATAAGACTGGAGACCCTATAAAGACCTATACTGTATATGCAGGATTATCTAAAGCATTAGAAGGTAATCGTAATAATAAAGATAGGTTTGAACAAGAGGTATTATCCTTAATGGATATTTCAAAAGACCTTACACTTAAGGACACATTATCAGCATCACAACTAGCTTTTGTTGGTTTTATGAATTATGCAAAAGGTAATATGTTGAACTCTAAAAACGCAGAGGATTCTATATGGCATTATTTCCGTTCATTTAAGTTGGAGAAAGGATTTCAATTTACAATAAAAGAAGATGGTACGGTAGAAGCTGAGAATCAATTACCTAAGTTTAATCAAAGATTAATTAACGGTAAGGTAGCTTCTCTAATGGAGAACTTATTTGGAGAGAGTCAGTATTCGTTTAGTAAAGCTATTCAACTTGAAAAGATGCGTAGCACTAACAATGAAAACAAAAACAAAGCAATACTACAGTTTGTAAAAACTATTGCTAAAGATAGCTTTGACTACACTACTTTGACTGAGGAAGATATGGACAATATATCTATAGATGGTATACCTTTATCTCAATATTTTACTGACGCAAGAATAGACAATTTACAGTTAGAATTTTTTAATCCTAATTTGAAATATTACTATGACGTAGCTGCTACGCAAACTCAAGATGGTTTTCCTACTAATCCGTTACAACAATACGAACGAGCTACTAGTTCTATAGTATCATATTATACAAAAAGTATAGTTGACTCTAAAACAAGAGGTAGAGTTACTAATCTTGTAACTTCTATAACAAATAGAGCTTGGGCTAACTACAATGAAAGAACAGATAATGGTAGGGCTAACGATGAGTTGTCAAACGGAACTTTAGTCTATAAAGGTGGTGTAGCTTATTTTTCTAGAAAGAATTCTTCTTTAGTAATAAAAGATGTATTTAATAAGTTACACAACTCTCTTTACTACCATATACAAGACAGTAGCATTGGTGGTATAACATTTAACCCAGAGGGTGAGTCTGTGTCTTTATATAACAAATCAGCGTATATATACGAAAACATAGAAAACTTATCAGACTTTATATCTGACCTTAAAGAGCAAGAACAAGGAATAAATAGATATGCTAGTTTATTTCCTGGTAATTACATAGCTTTTGATATGTATGAAGAAGGATATAAACCTGAGATTTCTTATGGTTTAGGTATTTACGAAGAAGGTGGTAGAGGTTATAAAAACTCTAATGTAACTCCAGAGCTTGCTTTAAAGGCTAGAGTCTTACATTTTATTTCACGATATAAAAATGGCTCTACTGAATACAAGCAATTCTTAGGTCAATTGGGAGATAGCTCTCGTCAGTATTATTTAGATAATACTAATTTGTTTACTAAGCCAGGTGAAATAAGCACTGGGTTTAAAACAATAGAAACATTAACAGGAAAAAAAGTAGACCATACTTCTAATTCAGAAGAACTTTATCAAACTCTTTTAAAAGCTGGGTATATAACTGAAAGCGATAAGTTATCAATAAAATTGTTTTACGCTAACAACTATATAAACAAGTACTTTGCACAGGATTTATTTTTCAATAAGTCTACTTCACAAAGGGATAGTGCTTTACAAGCTGACTTACCTAAAAGACTAAAAGGTATATCATCTCCTCGTATTAATATTACAGGTAAAAGAATAGAGCCGTTAGTAATTAAGGATATGAAGACTGAGTTTGGTGCTCCGTTGGCTGATTCAGCTTCGTTTATGCTACCAGAAACAGCAAGAATGTTGCAAAACCAATATGGCGAACTAGAAAACATTGGTAACAACCTTAAGACGTTACACTATGGACAAAATTTAGACAACACTACTTTCGAAGGTAAGTTTGGTAAACGAGTACCTATATACTTAAAGAGCCATACACACATATTAACACCTAGCATGACTGCTAACAACCCAGCGTTGAAGGCTATAGAAAAAGTGTTAAGAACAAGAATGCATAAACTTAAAGGAACTAATGCAATACCTATTGTGTATTTTGATAGTTCTATTAAGGGTGGTCTTACTAAAGACCAGATAGGTGGTATTGATACTAGTAAGATGACTAAGGAAGAGATTGAAAAACTGACTAATATACAAAAAAATGGTCTTGGTTATTCTATGGAGGAAATTATGGAGTGGTCTAAAGACTATGACTATATTACTATGTTAGAAAAATCTGGCAACAGGTTAACTCTAGAAAATAAAAACAAGCTAGAGACATTAAGCATACACCAAAGACAAGACGAAAGATACAGATACGAAGATGTTAACGGTAATACACTTTATGGTTTTGATGGTCAAAACTTTGGTATACAAAACACATTAGACAATACAAACAAACAAGCTGTAGTTGCTAAACAAGCCTTAGCTAACTTGAACGTAATAAATACTGTATCTAAGTTTAAGAACGGTAAGTCTGGATTAAATGTATTAACAGAGATAAAAGAAACTTTAGCTCAAATATTAGACGAACAATACAAACAGGCATTCCCAGAAGATTTTGACTTGAGTTCTGTTGTTGAAGAGTCAGTAGAAGATGTGTTTGGTTTCTTAGACGCTTCCATGCAAGAAGATATGGGTGGTGATTTTGTTGGAAACCACAACATTAGAAATAAAGTACTTGCTGCAAGGTTTAGAAGACAAGCAATGAGTATTAAGACTAATGGTACGCTTTCTACTGAAATGTCCGATATAGGGTATAGCTTTCAAAGCGAAAACTTTAAAACATCAGACAAGCTTAAGACTTATGAGGTTTTACCTGACGGAACAGTTCAATTACCTGAAATAATAATATCTAAACACGCAGCCAAAGTTCTTGGAATTACAAAAGAAGACATTAAAAAAGGTGAAGGAAAAGTATTTGCAACTCGTATTCCTCACTCTAAAATAGGAGACCAAAAAGCATACGTTGTTAAAGAAATTATATCAGATTCTAGTGCTGGAAATATGGTTATCATACCAGCTGAGTCAGCTTTTGATATGGGTTCTGATAAGGATGGTGACCAACTACACATTAACGGTATTAAGAAGGGTAAAGACTTGTCTGAAACAGATAAGTTAAAGAATGTATTTTTAGAGCAATTATTTGATTTATACAACCAACCAGAAATGGTTTCTATGGTGAATAAGGTTATAGAGTTTGAAGAGTCTATTACTACACCTGGTATATCACATATAGAAAACAACTTAGAACAAGGTCAAGGTAGAGTACTAGATGACCTTAACCCATTAGATGAAGTAAAAATACAAGATAGATTTGTAGGTAACCAAAAAATACTTGGTATAGCTGCGTCATTAAATAGAAGTTTTAATTATTTCGCAGGTGCTAGAACACAATTTATGCTTGCTGGTAATAAAACTAACATTATAGTAAACAACGTCAACGCTACTAATTTGATGCATGTCAAAGAGGGTAAAGAATTATGGTTTGAATTTGCAAAGCTACTTAACTTTATTATTGATGATGGTAAGAATGGTGATAGAGCTAAGTTTAAGATGATAGAATCTACTGCTGCTCACTTTGCTATTTTACACAGAACAGGAGTTCCTTTAGAGGGTATACTAGATATAATGCATAATGCTAATTATCAAGAGTATTTAAAAGAAGTAGTGTTTGGAGAAAAAACTAAAAAAGATTTTTTTGGTGAGTATAAAGTATATGAAATAGCACAACAAGGTGTTACTATAAATACAAAAAATGGTATAACTAAAAATGAAGTAAGAAATTTAGTAGTAACTCTAGATAATATAAAAAATGATTTAAAAGTGTTTTCTAGAATGGCTTCTTTAGATTCTAAAGCACCTTCTAATATGTTTGAGTTAGTTGCTTTACAACAGCAATTTATTAAAGCTAAAGAAAACCAACCATATTTAGCATCGGCATATAATAATGATGCTTACTTAAGAAAACAAGCTGAGTTACTTGAAAAGTATAAAGGTTTATTAGCAAAAGAAACATTTTTGTCAGAGAATGAAGCTAAAGTTATTTTAAAGTCGTTTAACGATACTTTAGACTTTATAAATCCAGAGGCATCAAAAGTTATATATGACTCATTAGGGTTTCATAAACTTGCTGTATATGCAAAAGCAAAAACTATAGAGCTAGACGGAAACAAGTTTAGTTTTAATGATTTGTTACTAAACTCTATGAATAGTTTAGATAGAAAAAACTTTGAGATTAATTTTAAAGAAGGTGGTATTTTAGCTAATGCTACATACGAAACACAAATAGAAAGTTTGCTCTCGTCTATAGATAACAGTATAGAAAAGCTTATTACAGAGAATATAGATAACGACTTCTTAAGTTATGTAACTAAAATTAAAGTAAAACATTTAAATAGTAAAAATGATTTTTCTTTATACTCTAAGTACGAATTAAGTCCTTCTATTAAAAGTGCTATAAATACTAAAACTCAACTAAATAATATAAGAAAGTCGTTTGCTAGTCTACCAGTAGAATTACAAAGTTATTTTATAGCTATGGAATTTTTCCAAAACACATTTGGGCTAGGAGATTCAAATCAAACTTTCTTACCATTCTTACCTAAAAGCGTAAGGTCTACTTTAAAAGCGTCATCTAAGAAAATGATGACAGAAAAAGACACTACAAGTATAGATGCGGAGTTAGATTTATTAAACGAAAACTTAGGTGCAAACAAAGGAATTTCTCTTTCTTCTAGAGTAGATGAATTGTTAGCTACAGACGAAGACTTTATTGCAGAACAATCTGAACTAAGAGCTATAAAACTAGTAGAACTTATGGCAAGTTTTGCTCCTAATACTTTGAAAAAAGCTTTACGAACTTCTACAAAAGAAAACGTAAGGACATACGGAACGAATTTTAGAATAACCAATCTATTACAAGAAGAGACAGAAGAAAGTTATCAAAATGCTAAAAACATTATAAATAAAAATGGTTTAGTAATTTCTGATAAACAAATGTTTAGTATTTCATACGAAAAAGGGCAAGACATAAAGAAATATGTATTAAATCCTAGTCGTAAGTTGCCTCTTATGAACATACACAAGCTGTATTCTCCTATTATATCTGCAGAAAACCAATTACAAAAAGGTAAAGATGAAAATGGTAATCCTGTAATGCATATGAAGAATAGACCATCTAACAATTTTATGTTTGGTTTAGAATCTCAGATGACTAAAGATGCTTTTGGTAGAGTAGGAGAAGTTTATTTAAAATGGAATCAAGATTTAAAAGGTTTAGAACAAGCAGAACCAGCTAAATACAAGAAACTATCAGAAGAGTATTCACATTACTTATCATCGTTAAATGAAGTAAGTGCAATTAGAGACCAATTAGACTCTGACAATCAACTACGACCACAAGGTTCGTATAATAAAGAATACTTCGATAGTATATATGCTCGTTTAGATTATTATCATAATCGTACACATAATTTACATCCTACAGCTAAAGAAAATATACTACAAGAACTAAACTATAGGTTTGGTGAAGTTATAACTGCAGCTCAACAACAATTTTGGGGCAGAACTGAAGAAGGAGAAAGACTTTTAAATATGGTGTCTGACGAAGCTAGGTCTAAAGACATATCTGTAGGTGATATGATGTTTAGTCCTGGAGATTTTGGACAAAACCATCCTACATTAGCTGCCGTACGAAGACAAATAGAAACAGGAAACCAAAAAATGCACTCTAACCTTAAGAAGGTTACGGATGAATTAAACGAAGCGTATAGCGCTTTGTATAAAGAGAAGTATGGTTTAATGAGATATGCTACTAAAGTTATTAGTAACGTACCATTATTAAGGTTTGCTTACTCTAAAGAAAAGATAGCTGAACAGTTGTTTGATAAACTGCAAATACAGAAGTCAGAGCTTTTATCTGTTTACGATGAAAAGACTAAGAAAAACATTAATAAACTTATTAACAAAACAGAGCTAAATAGTAAGTATTTTACTGATGAAGGTATATTAAAGAAGAATCTTAACAAACTACCAGAGTCAGAAAAGTTGTCAGAAGCAGAGCTAAATTACGCAAACCTTGTATCACGCTATACAGTATTTTACCAAAAACTTCTTGAATCAAAAGGATTGTTTGGAGATAAAGGTAAGCGTAGTAGATACGTTCCTCTTATGAAAGCTAGTAAATACGAAATTTACAGAAGAAGAGGTATATACGGATTGTACTATTTAATGCATAGTAACAAAGACAATATGTATGATGGTATGATTGTTACTGCATACAATCCAATGACGGGTAAAAATGAAACTAAAACTTACTCTGAGTTTAAAGCTATATATTCTACATCTAAAGAAGAGGTGTTAGAATACCAAAAACAATTTAAAGGTAGGTTACCAAATAGTCAACTCAAAGCTATAGATTTAAATGCTTTTGGAAACATTACAAGAGCTAGAAATTTAAAATCTTTAAGAAATAATGCAAAAGCATTGTTTAGAACAGGTAAAGATGTGTTAGGTAATCCTATAACGCCAGTAGAAGGTGCTACAGATGTAATAGACGCAGAGAACAGTAAGACGTTTAACAGATACTTAAGTACTAGAAGTAGTAAGTCTGCTTACACAGCTACATTCAACTTACATCAAGGTATGTACAACTATCTAAAAACGATGGTGTTTCAATACGGAACAGAATACTTAAGTGAGGATGGTAATTTTAAGAGTATACAGTTCAAGAATACAGATAGAGGGAAAGAGTCAATGATAGTGAGTGGTAAGAAAAACCACGTTCAAAACTTTAATGGCTTTGAGAACTATAAATTTATGGTAGATGGAGCGATGCAATTTTTAAGAGGTGCGTCAGATGACAATTCTAACTCTGTACAGTATCTTAAGGACGTTGTAATGGATAGGTTTATAATGGGTACTCCTAAACAGACAATTACAGGACTTGACTCTGAAAGAAAAGCAGTAGAGACTCTTACTCGATGGACAATGATGATTGGTTTGGGGCTTAACTTTACCGCAGCAGGATTTAACATAGCTATAGGTAAGTATAACGGATGGCGTTCATTGGGTACTGCTAAGTTTGTAAAGTCTCATATGCGTGTGTTTGGTATTGGAGAGAATGGACTTTGGGATTCTAGAAGAGCTAAGAAAGCTCAATTAATACTAGAGGAGTATGGAATATTAACATACAGACCTGAAGACCAACTAGAAGATGCTGGACACGATACTTTAATAGATAAGATATTATTCTTTCCTATGACTCAAGCAGAGAAGTGGATACAACGAACTCAGTTTGTTGGAGAGCTATCAGATGCACAATGGAATTCTTATGACATAGATTCTAATGGAAAGTTAATGATTGTAGACCAAGCTAATGCTCTTAATCCAGACCAAGTAGCACGTAAGGTTAGGTCTGTACAAAACGTACAGGGTAGAGGTTATTCTGATGCTGACCAAAGACTTATTCAGACTTACGCTCTAGGTAGTATGGTTATGCAGTTCAAAAGATGGTTTCCTACTTATATAGCTGATAGAATAGGTAAGGTTGGTTATCAAGAACACATAGATGACTTTGGAAAAACATACGCAGGTTCTGTTACAGTATTTAAAAAACATGCAATTGACCATTTAGGTAACCCTATATCATATATAAAAGATATGAGTAAGTTATCTAAAGCAGAACAACAAGCTCTTGGTAGATTCCATAGAGGACAAATGGGTATACTACTTACTGGGTTACTATTCTTAATGTCTGGAGGAGCTGAAGGTGGAGAAAGTGATGAAGATGAGGCTATTAATTCAGCATTAGAGAAATTTCTTGGTGATGCTATGTTAGCAGTCAACCTACCTAAACTAGGATATATGGCAACTGTCCCAGCCGTAAATACACTAAACAGTATATTGTATTTAACTTATCATGGACTAGGTGGTGCAGAATATACAAGAGATAGTAAGTATGGATATAGAGGGGAGAAGAAAAGCCGTAGATACTTAGCTGCATTATTACCTGCTCCTTTAAGAAGTCAATTAGTAAGAGAGTCTAAGACTCCTGAAAAAATAAGGAAAGCACGTAGGGCTAAGAAAAGAAGAATAGAAAAACGAAGAGGTAATTAATTAGTATATTTGTGTAAATTCAGATAAATGGCAATTCAAACAATAAATACAGACATTGCAGCAGAGGTAAATATTTCTGCTAGAAGGAACGATACTTTTACTTTTAAGTTTTCTGTAGCTAACCCTACAAATACAAGTCAAGGTCTTCCTTTAAATACTGCACAATCAGATGCAGCTACAAACCCACAATATCAAGCTAAAATGTCTATAGTAGATTCTTCTACAGGAGACGTAAAGTTAAGCTTGTATACTGCTTTTTATCAAAAATCTAATGGTACTATAAGCCATCAAGCATCAGGTTCAGGTACTACTGCTCCTTTAGCTACACCACCATCAGCAACTACAGCAGGTGAGTATAGTGGACTTACTAATCCTACGGGTAGTGTTCTTACTGGAGGTGCTATAGATTTTAAATTAAATACAGCTACTGCAAATACATTAGCGGTAATTAAAGTACCATTTGTATATATGGTTTTTGAGCCTGGAGATTATTCTTACGATTTACAGATTAGATTGCAAACCGCAGGAGGTACGGGTACAGCTGCACTAGCTTCAATAGAATATACAACGTGGATGTTTGGAACATTTACATTAAACCCAGATATAACGACTGCTTAATGTCAGTACCTAAAATTACTATATCACCCCCTACTCATAAGATTGTTATAGAACAAGTTTCTGGGTTTGCGTTTATTCAGCAAAATTTAGCTTATGGATTCGAACCCTCTCCTACAAATTCTGCGTTAATAAGTCCTATTAGTGTAAATAATGTTCCTGTATCTACTGTAGTACAGCCAGCTGTTTTGGGTGGTATATCTTTACAGCCTGATATAAACGTTCAAGTTGGTGCTGCTACAAATTCTATAATACCTCAACTATTAAATAGTTTTGTGTACGATTTTCCAGCATGGACAGGAAACACAACTACAATAAATACAAGTAATTTTTCATCATCTAATATAATACACATAAAAGATGGAAACTCCAGTAATCCTTATGGATGCACAATGGAGAAAGCAAATACAAATGATTTAAATAAAGGAGCAAAAACTAATTTATTTTTATATTTGTCTTATGTAGCGGGTAATTTGAAAGTTTTACATAAAGGTTATTACGATGTACCTAATGATTTTATAGAGAATTGGTCGGCTGGAAAAACTATATATTTAAACGCGTCAGGTAAATTAGATACCTCACCATCAACAACTTCAGGTCATTGGGTAAGGTCTTTAGGTTTTTGCATACCTAACACAGAAAGTAAAAAAAGAGTTTGGTTTGAACCAGACAGTACATATTTAAAAATTATATAAAATGGCTAGTAAATTTCCAATAGTATTTCACGAAGGTCAAGCGGCAGTAAATAAAAATTCAAATTTTTGTTTATACACTGAAGCTAATGTACATAAATACGCAAGTGATTCAAGTATAGATTTCTACACATTTAAGGAGGAAGCTAATGAAGCAGATTCACCAGAACAGTCTTATGTATTATTAGTTATTAAGAATACAGGTTCTGCAAATTCATTACTTAATATAGATAATATAGAAATGTTAAGTAATTTAACTAATAATCCTTTTTCATTAGTTACAGCATTTAGTGGTATAGGTAATGTAGGTACAACAGGTTTAAGTGCAGTAGCAACATTACCTACTGCTATTACTAATGCAGCAGGATATGCTCCTTTAAGCCCAGTACCTTTAGGTTATGTAAGAATAAACGCAGGAGCTACAACTGTAGCAAACGTTAATACAGAATCTGATAGCCCACCTTCTAGTTTTGGTGTTAACGGAAGTGAAACTTATATACCTTTTTATAATCCTTCTAGTATTACAACGGTAGGACATGAAATTGGAGCAACAAGTACTAACTACGGAGATGGTTTACAAACTTACCCACATTACGCATCAATTCTAGTTAAATGTGACCCTAATTCTCCTATGGTAATTACGGAAGGAGAAGTAACGCTAAGTATTACACAAAGTACTGGCTTTAACGTATCTATTAATCTAGTGATGCAAGCCTTTAATGAAGGAAATTTAGCCTATCAACAAGGGTTTCTAACAGATTCTGGAGATGTTACTTTAAGTAACTCTTGGGGTTATACTCCAAATGCAGATTTTCCTACATTGACACCTCTTGTTAATTTTGCTGGCGTTGTAGATGCTAATGATTTAGTAGAAGATGTTCAAGATTTTGGATATTTCTTTACCGCAGCTCCTGATGTTACTACCTCTGCTTTAACACACAATTTTTTTATAGGTTATATGCCTGAAGGGTTTCAATATTTAGTGAACAATGCTTTGTTTGGTGGTTTAACAAATAAAGATGACACAGAAAGAGTCCCTTGCGTTAAAATATTTGACAATACAGCAACTCAAGGAGGGATTCAATTTTGGAATGATGGAACTTCTTTTCCAAATGGAGTAGTAAACCCAATTGCAGACGGTGATATGCCTTCTGGATTTATGATGGAAGCATTGTTTACTGATGACCCAGAACTTCCAACAGTTTACATTCATTCTAGTACTACGTCTACAATTAATTTTCAATTTGCGACAGGTATTTCTACGGCATCTGCACAAATTTTAACGGCACAGCAAGTTCTTTATCTTGTGCTAGACCCAAAAGCAATACGTAATTTTAATAGTTATAAATTAGGAGATACAGTTGGAAGAGTACCTTACGTAAACGCTGCTACTTTAAATTCTGGAGGCCCAGCTTGGAGAGCTCAATTGAACGAATTTAGAGTGCCGCATAAAGATTTCTTTATTAATCAATCTAATAGCGGAGCAACACAAAACGAAAAAATACAAATTGTTTCTGGTACATACAACCCTATGGGTATGAACCAACAACACTCTAGCAGGTTATTTGGGAAAGCAATTATTACACAATCTAATGATACGTTAGTTTATTCTGTTGCTGATTCAACTACATTATATAATCATAATGAGGGAAATAATGCTACAGAGGGTGCAACAAATCATCATCGTAGTGCCACCTCTATTATAGCTAGAGATGTCTATCATAAATCTCAGATAAGTAGCCCTTTGACTGGAGCTGTATTAGATAAAATACAAGACATAAGTAAGAAAAATCCTACTAGCAATTCAACTTCAAATGGAGCATTTTATATAACTAAACATTTACATATAAAGGATTTATTTAGATTTCCAGAAATATCTGCTAGTGATACAGGAGTTGTAGCCTCCAATATACGACCTGTAGTTTGTTGGCAAAATTTCAATAATGAAGATAATTTTTATGCAAAACCTTTTGGTTGGAATTCTAGTGATTATGACGATGAAGTAATCACACTCCTTGATGGAATTTCGTTAGGTACTGTAATAAAACCAATAATCGTAAACAATTTACAAGACGCTATATCTCCAATAGGAATAGTAGGTAATTTAATAAGACCTAGCGGACATCATGTTGTGGCTACTAGTGGTCAAGAATCAAATACTAACAGCATTACATCAACTGGTACTGATTCCCAAGCTACAAATGTGTTTCAAAATGCTACAAATTTTGAGAGTTTAACTATTTCAGGCGTACCGTTAAAACAAAAATCTATTGCACTTCACACCGAATTAATTGCAGGTACTCTTCCTAACACTATAGATGAAGGATTTACTCAAGATAATAATTCTAGTGAAACTTATAAAGAAATGAATTGGAGTAGTAAAGCAGGTGGAGATGAAATTGGTAGGTACACTTGTGTTACGTCTTTTTCTATACAACCAAAAGCTTTATTGAACGCTTCTTTTATTTTTGGTAGAATAGACTCATCTAGAGCTGAAAATAGTTTTTTAACACCTATATCCTTCTTTATGTATGCCCATGTTTATCCTCAATATAGTGGTGACCATTTAACAATATTCGGACCTAACTTAATATCGCCTACTAGTTTATACTATACTACTTATGGGGCTGCAACTGATGCTTTAATAGCTGGTACTACTTATGCCGCAGGTGACGCAGTTACATCAGCACATATACTAGCTTTATCTCAGAGTTTAAGTATTGGAGATTTAGACGCAACTGGAGCAAGTGCTCAAGCGTTTGCATACGCTAGTGGGACAGCAAGCGCTGTTGCATATTACAAGAAGTATCCGTTTAATGGTTCGGGTCTTATGAAGTTTGAAAATTATTTTGCAAGCTTTACAGAAATAACTGCTGCTGGTAGTAGTCCTTTTACGTCAGCTTATGGTATTATACCAGGTCCAAGAAGGCAAGGAAGGTATACTGCAGATGGTAAAGCAATAGCAACTGGTTCACAGTTAAATAAAATTTATTCAGCAGATTTAAATTTAAATACTGCAGCAGCAACTTACGAATCGTTTTTACCAATAGAAGCAAAAATAGACAAAGCTGGTTGTGATTATAGAATACAGCTTGTAAATATTAGTCTTGATAATGAAATGATTCCTACTAATGGTACTGTTCCAGTATTATCAAATCCATTGTTTGAATGGGATTTTGCAAATCAAGCAAGTTCTGCAACTGAATTTGGAGTTCCTATAGCAGATGTTGCTACGAATCCTAAAACAGCACCTTTAACTACATTTGTAAGTTCTAGTAATAGAACTTTAGCAACGAGCACAGCTGTAGTAGATTTAGGAACTAATGCAGCTGCTTTAGGATGTAGAGTAAGTCAATTAGTAACATCTTCTACAGCATCGGCATTAAATAATGGTAGAACAATTGTTGCTGTATCAGGAAATAATATTACATTAAATGCTGTACCTAACTCAGACCAAAGTGGTAATCAAACATTAACTTTTAATTGGGCTAATAAAAATTACGCTTCTTGGGCTATTGTTCATGGTTCTAGAGCAGTTAGTGAAAACACTACGTTAAAAATTATTGATAGAACACCAAGCAAAAAACAATATTGGCAAAAATATGCTTCGTTTTATGTTAGACCGTTTGACTTCAATACTGACCAATCAACGTGGCCACAATCAGCATGGGATTTAACTAATAGAGCAGTTGGAGCTATGAGGTTTATGTCGCTTGGTTCATTACGCCCATCAGAAGGTGGTTTAAGCACTTTAGATGGGGTAGCTGCATATTCTCAAAATGAATCTTTAATTGCACAATGGACTGAACAACAAGATAATATGAGCGATTTTACAGACTCAGCAAACGGAACTCCTCATATATATTTTGGAATAAATAGAACTATAATTGAAGCAGCAAACCAAACTTCTGGAGTGTTTTATAACAGAGTAAGAATTCGTTATATTTTACACAATAAATTAGAGAATTATGGAGTTCACCAAGCAGATATAAATGGTTTACAATTTTCTGAAAATGGTAAAGGTCATAGTTTTCAAACAGGAGCAGGAACAAAAGCACATGTTTATGAGGATTCTTATTTAGTAAAAATGTCCTTTAGTGCTGTAGCACCTACTTTAGAAATTTCTGATGTAGAAGGAGATGTAGCATCAGGAAGTACAACTATTGACTTTGGAACTATACACTCATAAAGAATGGCTTTTGAATCAGAACATGCCGTAAACGTTATAACTCCGACTGGTATTCCTGGTCGGAGACACGTTATGAAATTTACTGTTAGTAATGGAGGTGCTGTTTTAATAGATAAATTTTGGATTGATAATGAAAGCTCTAATTTAACTTTAGCAAACACCCCTTATGTAAATACTTCATTTGGTTCAGGTCAATTTCCTATGATGAAATGGTTTCCATTTTTTTTAGACCCTACGTATGTTTTAAGTGGGGCTGGCGTTAGTGAGTTAGATTTTTTATATTATGATACTACTGGGCAGGGTGACGCTTTTCCATATCAGATTCTACCTAATGTAGATAATGGTTCTATTATACATCCTTTAAGTGATTGGAACGCTTTTGGTTTTTTTAATGGTTTTAATACAAGTGGTTATCTTACTACTTCAATGCGTGATAATTACAGGTTAAAAAAACGAATATATTTACAAAATTTAGCGGGTACATCAGACACATTGACTATGAATATTTTGTTTTGCACTAATGTAATAGATAATTATAGTGGTGTATTGCGTATACATTATCAATCTATTAATGGATTAGGTGTATCAGAACAGAGACAAAGAATTATATCTTTAACAGGAAGTATAAATAAAACTAATATTACTGAAATAGATTACACAAGCTCTTCTATTATTTCAGAAATAGAAGGAGTAAATTTAGAGAGCCCATTTACATCAATTGAACTTGGATAATTATGCCATTAGCATTAATGAGTATTTCAGACTTAGAGGGAGATTTAAACTCTACAGTAAACGTTGGGTTTATAAAAGCTCCTACACAATTTGACGGAACTACAACGCAAGTTATAAACCTTTCAGCATCGTGGAATATAATTTCTTTTTATATAGATACAACTTTGTTATCTAACTGGGACTCTTCTACTTATGATACTGATGTAAGTCAACCATACAAAATAAGCGAAATATTAAAACAATTTTTATTTAAGTTAGATTCTAATAATAATGAATACAATGTTTATTCTACAAGCCAAAGTGAATTTATTGCTAACGTAATTATAGTAAAAGATAATTCAGGGTCTGTTTATTTACCTACTTTTGATTTTGACTCTATACATGGTTTAAGCTTGACTTATCAAAACACGACTATAAATGGTAACTTTCAAGGTCTTCAAATAAAAATGGCTAACCCAGGTTATTACATAAAACTTAGTGGACAAGCGTTGCAATTTACAACAGCTACAGAAGTTAACTTTCCTTTGCTTAATGGCTGGAATCTTATTAGCTACCCATCTCAAACATCAGTAAACGTAGCAGCATTTTTTGAAAACTTAACTGCTACAGGTAAATTAGAAATTGCAAAAGACTTTGTGGGGAGTGCTTATATACCTGATTTCTTTTACAATGGTATAGGGAATATGGTTGCAGGTCAAGGTTATCAATTAAAGGTAAATAATTGGACTGATGGGGATACTTTTTTAGCTAAAGTTGGCTCTTCTGAATTAGTAGATATAGAAGAAGAAGAAGTTGTTGTTGATAATGATGATGTAGTAATAATAGATGACACTTTTACTAATACAAACGTAAACATGGTTATTAAATTACCACAATCTCCAGTTATAGAGCTAGTAGATGTAGTAACTACTACATTAACTTTAGACATCAAAATAAAATTATTGCAAGAATTCTTAGACAAATCTATCAAACCAAAAACACTTACGGACTTTGCACCTGAGCCTGTGTTTAAAGTAGAAGAATCTTTTGTTGAATCAGAGGGACTTTCTAATTTTACTTTAGAACTTAATCATCTTATATCTCAAAATACTACACATTCCGAACCTTCAGGTCGTCATAAGATTGTACAAAATCATATTAACAGAAGTTGGTCGGTACATAAAGAACATGTAGGTTCAGACGGTCTTTCATTATTAAAAAAATTCCATGGAGAAATATTCAATGAAACTTTAAATTTTAAGTTTATAGCTTTTTCTTCTAATAAATCTCTTATAGTAGGCAGGTGTCCTGTTACTATTAAAAGACATCAGATATTAAAACAAATAACATTAGCTGTTAAAGGAGATGATACTCTTGTTAGTGGGTTAGATGGTTTAGCTGTAGACGAAATTTGTAAGATATATTTATTTACAGGTGAACAATATTTATTAATTAGCCCTGTTTTATCAAGTGGAGATTTAAAATTTGCCGATAAAAAAATAATATCTGTAACAAATTTTACTGTAGGTGAAGAATTATCTACTCCGCTTTAGTAGTTAAATATATTTATTAAATTTGTCTATGGAAGAAATTATCGTTACACTAACCTCTCCGTTATTAACAACAACCATTGTTAAAGGAAATATTACATTAAACGGAACATTAGTTACTACAGCGACAGTAACTCCTACAGGGCTAACAACAAAAATAATATAAAATATCATGGCATTAAAAATATCATCTGACGTATCTACCAATATAGATATAAGTTGCCGAAAAGGAGATAACTTTTTTTTAAACGCTGTTATATCAAATTCTGATGGAACAAGGTTTAATATATCAACTTATAATATTTTACAGCTTATTGTAACTAACGCTAACGACAATACAGTTCGTAAGTTTCATAACACATCTGGTACGGATGGAAATATAGATTTTTTTAGCACTATATCTTCTGCTAATCATGCAACTACAGGAATTTCTATAAATGCTGCAGGTGGTAAAATGAATATACCAGCAGGAACTTATAAATACGTATTTAAAATAGCTAGTAACACTAATACACATACTATATTAGACGGTAAATTTAAAGTAATAGATTAATGCCTTTAATTTTAAATATAACCCTTACATCTAAAGATTCTCCTACGGTTAATTTAACTGTTTCAGATGAAGCTCAAGCTATTATATTGGGTTCTACTTCTAACGCACCTTTAATTACTTCAGTAGTTACTGGTTCGCCTGGAGAAAGAGGTTTATCTGGAACTGCATCAATAGACGATGGTAGCATAACAACTGCAAAATTACAAAACTCTAGTGTAACAAATAGCAAAATAGCCGACAACGCAGTATTTGGTGCAAAAATAGTAAACAGTTCTATAATCAGTTCAAAAATTGCTAACAATGCAATAATATCTAGTAAAATTGCTGACAACGCTATAACTGCTGCTAAAATAGCTCCTGGAGCAATTACATTAGAACTTATAGATATATTCGCAGATGGAGCTATTAAGCCTGACAAACTAAAGCCTGGTAGTTTAGTAGAGGCAAACTTTGCAAATTCTTCTGTAACTACATCAAAAATAGCAAACGCTGCTATTACTGCTGTAAAGTTAGCAGACAGAACTTTAACTGGTTCTAAAATACAACAAAACGTAGTTTTAGATGGAGCAAAAATTAATGGTGCTTTTCAATTACTTGGAAGTAGTCCTGCTTATTTACTAGGACCAACGGAAGATGACCTTCATATACAATCAGAAGCTGGTTTAGTTTTTAGAATAGATAGCGATAACGACAGTGTAAATAATTTCTTATTTAAGAATGGAGCAGGTGCAACTATATTTACTTTAGACGAGGCTGGAAACGCAACGTTTACAGGAAATATAATTACTACAGGAAATAGTACGGTAGATGGGGTAGATGTAAGTACTCTACCTACATCAGACACAAATACTCAGCTACCTTTATTGGATGAAGACAACATGGCTAGTAATAGTTCATCATCTGTACCTTCACAACAATCTGTAAAAGCGTATGTAGACGGTAAAACATATATAAGTACATCACAAGCATCTGCTATTACAGCTAACACATCTAAAGCTACAAATGTAACTACCAATTTAGGTATAACAACAAGCACAACGACAGTGATAGTGACTAGCTCTGATGGTAATAACGCTACTGTACCTGTAGCTACTACTAGCATAGGTGGTGTTATGTCTAAAGCTATTTTTGACCAACACACTGCTAATGTTGCAAAGAATACAAATGTAGTTACTAA